ATGAAAAAATCGGTTTATAAAGCAAGTGGTTTATGGAACCAACAATCTTTCATAACTCTTTTTGTCGCAACAAGCGAAAAAGATGTGCTTTCAACAATAGCATTTTTGGCAAATTTAGGTGGCGCTAGGGTCGATGAGCTATCTATTGAACGTTTTTGTTCCGTGCATTAGTGTAGTTAAAATGAAGAAACGGGACTAATGGCAAAAGCCGCATAACGTAAAATAGAAAAACGCAAACGACAAAAGGAATTAGGTGTGACTAAGATAGAGCTATTTCTTGGTGAACAGGGATTAGAGATTCTCCCAAGAAAGTGCGTAATATGTAGGTCAGGCAGGGAGCAGTACAACGTAGCCAACTATCTTTTTATGTGAGCATTGATGGCTGTTCATTGTGTCCGCTCGGTAGCGCTGAATAAAAAGTGTGTAAGGGAGGTAATGATCAGCTACTGATAGTTATTTAAGTGAGGCTCATAAATGCTGGGTAACTCATGGGTGACACGGGCTAAAATTGATGTCACAAAATCTCACAGATAGTTCAAATTTAACGTGTCACTATTAATTTTGATGGGTATAGAAGATGCACTGTTTTCCTCTTTTTTACCCTTTATTTTTTCACTTGAAATTTATTGATTAAAAATCAATGTGTTAAGAATCACTGAAATATAGAAGGTATTTTTCATAAAATCAGATGTAATTTATTGTTGAACATGGTTTTTTTCATGATAATTTATAGTTCACTGCCGTATAGGCAGCTTAGAAAATGACAGAGTTCGTCATGATGCTAAAAGCTAAGTTCACTGCCGTATAGGCAGCTTAGAAAATCGACTTTAATGCCATAATTGGTTTGGTAACGTTCACTGCCGTATAGGCAGCTTAGAAATAAAGGCCGAGGGATTTTAAATTCGAGGCTTTGTTCACTGCCGTATAGGCAGCTTAGAAATTCGAGATATGCTCTATAGCTAGCGCCTCCCCGTTCACTGCCGTATAGGCAGCTTAGAAAACGTTGTTTGGCCAACTTGGCATGCGTTGAAAGTTCACTGCCGTATAGGCAGCTTAGAAAATTTAACCAAGCCCCATTTTATGGCGACTTTGGTTCACTGCCGTATAGGCAGCTTAGAAAACGCACCGGAGATATCAGCCATTTTCGTCACAGTTCACTGCCGTATAGGCAGCTTAGAAAACAACAATTAATGATTGTTTCTGGAAATGCTTGTTCACTGCCGTATAGGCAGCTTAGAAATTTGATGTGTCGGGGAACCTTGCTATTGCATCGTTCACTGCCGTATAGGCAGCTTAGAAAAATACAATTATTGATATCGCAAGTAGCATAAAGTTCACTGCCGTATAGGCAGCTTAGAAACAGATAGCAGTGTGTGGTTACGTTAAATTCCTTGCTTACTACACCGATAATGATGATGCCCTCCAGTCAGCTACAGATGTTTATTTAGACGATGTAGCACAAAAACGTGCTCACAATATCCCAGCAACCAAATCCTTTGATGCTTTCCGCTATTGGGTAGTAGAGCAATCTGGCCGTTATGAAACGTTCGAAATGCCAGACGGTAGCCTACGCCGTGTCGCTAAATCAATCAGCTTTGCAAGAATGGATGACCTAGCTTTTGGCGAACTCTACAAAGCCACACTCGATGTGCTTTGGAACTTCATTCTATTCCGTAAATTTCCCACCCAACAAGCTGCTGAAAATGCAGCTGGCCAGCTATTGGATTTTACCTAGAGGCAAGACCAATGACCCAAAAACAAAGACCAAAGAAGAGAAGCAGTGGTTATCAGATGTAGCCGAACTTGGCTGTGTTTGCTGCCGCAATATGGGATATGGGGCAACTCCTGCGGAAATCCATCATACACGAACAGGGCAGGGTATGGCTCAACGAGCTAGCCACAAAGATGTTTTGCCGTTATGTCCACCTCACCACCGTGCTAGCTACGATACTGGTTTTCATGCAGCACCCAAGACGTGACAAGAAATTCACGGCACAGAAGCAGAACTACTCGAGCAAACCCAAAAAGAAGTGATGGAGCTGCGTGCTTGTCGCACTTGATGACCATATAAAAATATTGTTGATATGTAATAAGCGGTGAACCAATGAAACATTGAAAATGTACTGAAAAACTTTCACCCTAAGTCACCTACATTCGGTAATGTAGCAGGTTGCACGTCCCCTGACCGAATAACAGGCACAGATATTATGGCGGCTATGGGGATCACCGAGTCACAGGCTAAGTTTGGCATGACAGCGTTTCTAGCGAAGAATGATATCAGCGAAGAAGATAAATTTTCTACAGTAGAGGCGCTGACCCAATATGCACTTAAAGTAGCACCTAAACTAGTTCGTAAAGCCGCGGGTAAGGAATTGGGTTGTTGCTTAATTATTCTGGCCAAGATGGCATTTGAAGATTATGCCCGTTCAGCAGGTTCAGTTTTTCCATGTTCAGCATGTAGCGGTAAGGGCCTTATTTATAAGCGTAAGGACGTAGTCAAACATCCTGGTATAACGAGACTAGACGGAACAGTGGTTATTGAGCCATGGATTGAAAATGAAAAGGTGGATGAGTTATGTGTTTCTTGCAATGGAAAGGGGCAAATAGCGCACCGTTGCCGCTGCAAAGGGCGAGGTAAGGTATTAGATGACATTCAAACTAAGCTGCAGGGCGTGCCTGTATTTAAAGATTGCCCTCGTTGCGCTGGTAAGGGGTTCAACCGTGTACCGTCGTCTGTGGCGTATAATGCGATAAAGCACTTAGTACCTGATTTGACTCAATCATCGTGGTCACGCAATTGGAAGCCTTTCTATGACAAATTATCCCGCAAGTGCCTTATTGAGGAAAGTATAGCGGAGCAAGCATTTAGCAAAGTAACCAAATAGACAGAGAAATTTGATTTTTGCATAAAATTGGCTTATTATCTCCTGATAATGGACTTTCTATACCTAGTCGCATTAAACCAATTAAAGGCCTCGCAATCGCGGGGTTTTTCGCACTATAGAGGTTTATATATGTTTGATGATTTTGAGGGGTTTGATGAGTTCGAGTGGGTTTAATTTATTGATATTGTTAAGTGGCTTATTGCTGAATTAAGCATATCTATATGATTAAAGTTAGTAATTAGATGAATTAAAGAAAAAAGCCATTCAGTATCAAATGGCTTAAATATCGAAAGTTGATTATTTATTGTTAATTATTAATTATCGTCATATACATCATTGTCTGGTATAATGTTGTTTGACATATCAAAGCCAATCAGGCCGCTATCATCTAACGAAATTCCAGCCCTTAGATACTTAGGGCCTAATAAATTATTAGGGTTTGAAAAAGATGGCGATCCATAGCAATATGAGAGCAGTGTTTGGTAGAACATCATGTCAAGTTTTGAGTGTAGATTTAAATTAACCACCTCTGTCCCTCCGCTAGCTCTTTCTAGCATTAACCTAAAAGGAATATCCTCCCCCGCAAAGTCATTATATATACTAGAAAACCCTTTAACATTGAAAACTATATAACGGCGCCTTTCCATAAAAACCTCGCTTAAATTTTATTAATAGACTAAGTTTTTGAAATTCAATTTAACTGTAGTTAATTAAAGCAACAAAAGCTAATTAATATTAAAATATTTAATGGAATGTGTTTTTTGTATTTAAGTGAGTATCTTTGATTGATTGATTGGTTGATTCAAAATTAACACAGTCAGATCTAGCGAGAGAGATGGGAGTTAAAAAGCAGGAAATCACCCGGCTTTTTAATCTTCAACACTCAACTAAAATTGACACTATTAATCAAGCTATTATTGCAATGGGGCATAGACTAACCCTTTCATTATTATAGTGCAAAACATCTAACCAAGAGGTCGCCTAGTGCGGCCTTTTTTCGTATACAGCCCCCGCAAATCACTATTAACACGTTTAATTACTGCAATGACGTTGCGGTTGGCTACCTATTAACTAAATCATGGAACACTCCATCGGGGGTGGATATGCGTATGCCACATAGAGATCCAAATAACTATAGCTGGTTCCGCGAGGTGCTTATCTTATTGATGACCATGCTCGGCGTGGCTGCCAGCTATGCATATAAGGTTTTAAACGGAGAGAGGTTCAGCTGGCGGACTTTTATCTTACAAGCAATTGTTGCGGTATTTGCTGGCGCAATTGTATTTCTTGCATCTAGTTACTATCAATGGGTTCCTGAAATAGCTGGAGGAGCAGCTGGCTTTGCTGGCTGGTCTGGTGCTGAACTCATTAAAACAATTGAAAAGCGTTTTTTAAGGAAGGTATCAGGTGAGTAAATTTAAATTCAGTAAACGCAGTGAAGAGAATTTACGTGGTGTTCATCCGGACTTAGTTAAAGTGACCCGTCGAGCGATCGAGTTAACCAATATTGATTTTATGGTTATCGAAGGTAAGCGAACTGAAGCTCGCCAACGACAATTAGTGAAAAATGGCGCTAGCCAGACTATGAATAGTCGCCACTTAACTGGACACGCTGTTGACTGCGCACCGTTGGTTAATCGTGAAATTCCATGGAACGATTGGTCTAAGTTCAAGTTAGTTGCTGATGCAATGCTTCAAGCAGCTAAGGAGCTAGGTGTTGATCTCGAATGGGGTGGTAATTGGAAGAGCTTTAAAGATGGTCCTCATTTCCAATTAACACATAAATCATATCCGGCTTAATGCTTATTGGGGTTTGTAATGAAATTCGATAAGTCATTCTGGCTGTTTGTCATGGTGGTGATGCTAGGCTGGTGGATCGTTACTGAGCATGATACGAGAGTTAAAGCGCAAAACGAGAATAAGCAGTTACGCCAAGATAATAATAATCTAAGCGAAATCATCTCTAAGCAATCACTTCAATTTAACCGGTTTAATCAAATAGCCTCGGTTGCATACCGAAACGGCATTCAGGCCGAAACCAAAGCACAGGAGAAAATCATTGAATATCGTACGATACTCAAAAAAGAGTCTGTTTGTGATCCTCTTGTGCCCCAGCCTATTGCTAACGGGTTGTACGAGTACACAAACGAGTTACGTTCCAGCGCAATGCACACCGATACCAGCAACATTAACTGAACCCGTTCTGGCACCACTACCCCCAGATAGTGATGGAAAAACATTGTTATATTCACAGTCCATTTTATGGATCCCCCTGTTATTAGCGACAATTGATAAAGCCAATCAGCAACTAGAGGCAATAAGGAAAATTGAAGGTTTGAGGCATAGTTCTTTTAATACTCTCAATTAAGCCGATTGTTAATTGGTAAATGAATAGCTTACTCTTAAATTGAGTTAAATGTGGTATTTTTATTAAACTTAGTAACATTGTGTATCAGTTTGAAAATAGGTAATTGTTTTACTATTTTTCATCTCCATTTCTATGTTGCACTTAAATATTAATGGAGGGCACATGGAATTTTCAGTTTTAGTTACATTTGATTTAGCCTACTGCGGCTCAAGTGATTATTTGTTAGTAAAGCGTAAGCTTGAAGATATGGGGTTTACTGCAAAGTCCCATAGATCTGGGCTCACTTTACCAAGTAACACTTATCTTGCAAAAATAGAGGAGCAATGCGACGGCAGTGTTTCAGAAATGCTTACAGTAGCTAATATGGTAGTTTATAGAGTCTATAACTCTATAAAAGCAACTACAACAGATGCCCAAATAGCGTCTAAAGTTTACGTTATAGCATCTCCAATGACGGTAACTACTGATAGTTGCTCAATTGATATCAAATAAGCTACCGATAACTCAATTTAGGGATTAAGGAAATATGCATGGCTGAAATTAAAATCAACCCCATACAATTAGTAACCGTTGGAAACTACAATGCAGTTATAAATACTATAGTAACCGATAGTTATGATTTTTTGGGGGGCGTAGTAATTGAGAAAAATGGTCAAGAGCGGAGCACTTGGTGGGGCGATTCTGGAATAGCAAGAGATTCTCCATCAGATTATAACATAAGATTACCTGCTGGCTTTATTGGGGGGATATTACATCTGCTCTCCCCCGAGATACAAGAGTATGTAAATAGATATTTGTAACACCCCTTACATAAGGACTTATCACAAAGCCTACTTTCGAGTGGGCTTTTTAATAGGTTAAGGAGATAAACACGATGGCTAAATCGGATTGGGGGACGCTACAGCAACAGTTCCTCGCTGAACATGCTATATCAGGAATATCCCCTAAAGAATGGTGTGAAGAACAAGGGTTAAAATACTCGACTGCTAAGCGCTACATTAAGATTGCGAATGGTGGTGCGAATTCGCAAAAAAAAAGTGCGAATAAGACTGCGAATTCGCAGAAGAAAAAATGCGTAAAAGAGCCAGTGCGCAAAAGTGACATACCAACTGCGCAGAGTAGTGAGCAAGATAATGCGCACGATGATGAAAGTACGTTTAACCTGCGCAACTACGGGCTTAGTGACCTACAGGCTAAATTCGTTAATGAGTATCTTGTCGATTTGAACCGCACGGCTGCATACAAGAGAGCTGGTGGTAAATGCGAGGGTAATTCTGCATATGTAAGTGCGAGTAGGATGTTTAGAAATGTTAAGGTCAATCGGGCAATAACTGATGCTTTAGCAGAACGAGAACGTCGAACCGAGATAACCCAAGATGCCGTATTAAAAATGTGGTGGGATATTGCGACTGCAGACGTTAACGAACTAACTGAATATCGCCGGCTGTGTTGTCGTCATTGCTGGGGCTTTGGTTTTAATTATCAGTGGCGTGATGCGGTCGAATATGATGATGCTGTGAAAAAAGCCATGGCAGCGAGTAAAGCGCCTCCGCAAGATGTGGGTGGCTACGGTTACGATGACACATTAGACCCTAATCCCGATTGCCCTCGATGCAATGGTGCTGGTATTGGCCGTGCTCATTTTCACGATACACGTGATTTAACCGGCGCAGCTCGTCGTTTATTTGCCGGTGTGAAAGAGGGTAAGTTTGGTGTCGAGGTGATCACTCGTAATCAAGATGATGCGCTTAAGATGGTTGCACAACATTTAGGGATGGTGAAAACCAGAACTGAATTAACTGGTAAAGATGGCGAACCTATCAAAACCGAAGTTGCAAACATGACTTCTCAAGAAGCCGCAGACGCTTATAAAAAACTTATGGGGTAATTGCTAGAAATAGCCGTTTGAGCTAAAAAATAGGCTATGCAAAATCACACCTATTTTATGCACGATTTATTCACTAAGAATTTAAGTATTTTTGATGGATAACATAGATAAATGGTGCTTATCTGCAGAAACAGAATCGAACCTGTTTTCCGTAGGGCGTGTAAGCACCATTATAATGGAATGGTCGCTCCTTCCCTGAACGCACGGTAGGATATCACTGATAATTCTACCCCAGCGGAGGCGCGATATGACTGTTATAACGATTGGCATCGATTTGGCAAAAAACGTATTTCAGATCCACGGCGTTGATGAAAACGGTAAATGTCAGCTCAAAAAAAGGCTTAAACGTTCACAGATGACGACATTCTTTGCAAACATGAAACCCTGTCTTATTGGTATGGAAGCCTGTGCCGGAGCTCATCACTGGGCGCGCATTCTTATTGCGCAGGGTCATTCTGTTAAGCTGATGCCTCCGCAGTTCGTAAAACCTTACGTGAAGACAAACAAGAATGATATGGCGGATGCTGAGGCAATCTGTGAAGCTGTATCGCGTCCGAACATGCGCTTCGTCAGTATTAAAACGTCTGAACAGCAATCGTTATTATCAGTTCATCGTGCCCGTACGGGGTTTGTCAAAGCAAGAACAGCTCAAATCAACCAAATCAGAGGATTACTGGCTGAATTTGGTATTGTTCTCCCGCAGGGAGCTGTTGCGATAAACCGGCATGTACCGGAATTACTTGAAGATGCAGATAACGGATTACCCATGTCATTCCGGCACCTTCTGTCATCTCTCTATAAAAATATAAAACAATTAAGCGAACATATCGAAACGCTGGAAGCGGCAATCAACGAACAGTTCAGGCAGGATGAACTGTGTAAAAAAATAGCCGCAATCCCGGGTGTGGGAGTACTCACCGCAACCGCGATTGTCAGTACAGTCGGTGATGGTAAAGGCTTTAAAAATGGCCGGCAGCTTGCCGCATGGCTTGGGTTGGTTCCGTTACAGCATTCCAGTGGAGGTAAAAATGTACTGGGAAGAATAAGTAAACGGGGTGACGTTTATATCCGGACACTTTTAATCCACGGTGCCCGTTCCGTCATAGTTGCACGGAAACACAAACTCCTGCCGGGAAGCTGGCTGAGCAGGCTCCTCACCCGGAGAAATAAAAATGTGGCGGCAGTGGCACTGGCCAACAAAAATGCCAGAATGCTCTGGGTGTTACTGACAACAGATAAAGAATTTTCACCTGATCAAACCATCGGTGCTGTTTATATGTAAATAAACAACACCTTTTAAATAAAACATCAACTTACTGATTGCTAAGGGTAAACGTGAATTAAAGGCCAGACTGGTAAGACCGCGACTCAATGAACCTGTATTTAACATGGCATAGCTTCGCTAATGCGCCATTATGATTAGGACTGAGTCTGCGAATTCCTTTAGGGACCACGGCTTTAAGCCGATTCTGAGTCCGGATGTATGACTGCAATCTTACACGGCTGACTTTTTTAAGACGGGTACTTGGCAAACAGGAGCGACCATGTATGTCAAATTAGTTACTTTTGAATAGAATATTCCATTTGCCTTGTAGAAAAAGAGACGCCTTGTTTTTCTGCTTCATTAGACCAATAGTTTGCCATCTTTTTATCTTTGGGAACCACAAAACCTCGGTCATAAAATATTGATAAAGCTAGTTGTGCCTCAGGAAAGCCAGCCTCAGCAGACTTGCGAATGTAACGTTCTGCTATGATAGCGTCTTGATCAACACCTTTACCATGTAAGAAAAGAGTGCCTAAACCATAGTATGCTTCAGCTGAGTTTCTCTTGATTGCTAGTTCGTAATAATTAAAAGCTTTTTGGTAGTCATGTGGGTAGTTCTTACTGTAGTGGTATATATAACCAAGCTTCTCTAATGCTTTTAGAGAACCCAAATCTGCGGCTTTTTCAAATGCTTTAATTGCTGCGGTCATATTAACATTTGTCCCGATACCAAATTCATAAGCGCCACCGAGCAAGTAGTAAGATTCCGGTGTTCCTTCAATAGCAGTTTGCAAGCTAACAACTGTAAATGCGACGAGGCCGGATCCATAAGTCCCATCGTAGTTGAATGGTTTGGAGTGAGCGAACGGAATGGTAAAACAATATGATATTATTAGCGAAAGAGCGAGTTTGTTCATCGTAATTTATTTCCTTATAAGATTATATTTATTCTATCTAACTTAAGTGATATTTTTAAGCTTATCAATCGATTTTAACTAATTATGGGTGCTTGATTTGCAGTGCGTAATGACGATAAGAAATTTACTATGCCAATCCCATTTCCATTTGATTTTAAAAATCCTGGCTATACGTAGGTGTTTGAATGGCGAATGGAGCGATGGAAATCACAGGAGCCAGGCGTTACGGAAAAAAAACGTGATATGGGAATGAGTTGGTTAACTGTAGGATTGGCTTGCACAGTATGTAATTTTAATCGTGGCATCAGCGTAGGCATTGGTAGCTGTAAAGAAGAGTACGTCGATAAAATTGGTGTGCCTAAATCGTTGTTAGAAAAAGCGCGTATTTTTATGTCTTATCTACCGGCTGAATTTTGTTTCGGTTGGGATAGGGCTAAAGACGCACCTCACATGAGAATTAAATTCCCTTATACTTACTCAATCATATCAGATGAGTGTGGTGATAGTGTTGTGTGGGGAGATCGTGCGAGTTTTTATATTGTCGATGAAACCGCTTTCCTTGAGCGACCCACTTTAGTAGATGCTTCACTCTCTGCGACAACCAACTCCCGACAAGATATTTCAACCCCTAAATAGTAGCAGAGAAAAGTTGGCGGAATGGAACAATAAATAATAAATTGCATTTAAGCATCAAGTCACGTTGTTGATTCCGGTGCTTACTTTCCATGATTAATTAAGGAACTAAGGTTGATGAAAAGCCGTTATCAGATTCAATTTTCACTATCGAGATTGGAAGTAGAGAAAATACAAAAGCTAATACAACAGCCTGTTGTTATAGATAAAGAAAAAATGCCATACAGGTTATTCACTAAGCTATGGAATATATTTTCAATGATATCGATTGCATTAGGGGGCGTATTATTAATAATTGGATATGAGGCTTATTCAGTTTTGGGTGAATTTTCTGTTCTTAAAGACTTAGGTTTTTTTTCCTTTTGTGGCTTGATTATCTCATTGATATGTCTGTATATAACATTTCGCATAGAGCAGCGTTACATAGAAAAAAACGAGAAAAAAGAACAAAGTAATCCTGACAGACTAGTTAAGATTAAAATTAATAGGAAATATATAGACAGTATTATGAAAGGTACTCTAATAAGGGTATTTTGGCAAAATATAGAAGAATGCTATATCAAGGAAGAATACATGTTTATTTTTGCTTTTGATGGTGAAGGAGCCGTTATCCCAGCGAGTGCTCTAGCAGATGGTGAATTTCAAGAGTTATATCAGTTTGTTAGGGAGCAGATGGCTAGCCATAAATCCAAATAAAAAGACCGTCAAAGCATAAGCCAAGGTAATATGAGCCTGTTTAGAAATTTGTGTATTTGCCTGATTTTGATATGTTCAATCTAACATCAAAAGCAGGTTGTTTTATGGACGAAAAACAATTATAGGCTCTGGCTAACGAATTGGTCGAAAATCTCAAAACCCTTGAAGATCTCAACCAGTTCGATCGCCTGCTGAAAAAACCAGTGTTGAAGCAGCGCTCAATGCTGAAATGACTTACTACATCGGCTATGATAAAAACCAGTCTAGAGTAAGCGTCAGTGCCCGCAACAGCTATTCGACAAAGACAGTTTCTACTGGCGACGGTGCGCACTTTCCGCGATTGTAACGACTCCTTCGAACCGCAATTGGTGAAAAATAGATCGATATGGATAACCAGATCCTGTTGCTGTGCCCAAAGGTATGACCACCCGTGAGGTTGCTGTTGCCTTCAAAGAGCGCTATAGCGCCGATGTTTCGCCGGAGATGGCCTCAAAGGTCACTGATGCTGCGATGGAATAGGTTGTTAAATGGCAGAATTGGTCAATTGATACTGTCTATCCCATTGTTTACCTTGACTGTATTTTCCTAAAAGCACAGCAGAACAGCCTCGTCATTAACAAATTCGTATTTCTAGCACTGGGTATCAATATCGAAGGCCAGAAAGAGCTATTAAATATGTGGCAGACCGAAAATGAAGGTGCAAAGTTCTGGCTTAATATGCTGACAGAGCTGAAAAAACGTGGTCTGAATGATATCCCCATTGCGCGTTGA